CGTGCGTCCAGCGGTCATGCTCACGGATAACTTGGTCGTATTCTAGGTCAGCAGAACGGATAGCTTTTACTACTTCATCCGGTGTCATACCCGGAACCCTGATATCGGCAGCACAACCTGTCCTGTGTTGGCTTGTGTCCTTACTACCCACGGCGTCATTGACCGCTTTAGAGCGAAACGCTGAATTTATAAGCACAGCCCGATCATCCAATACCGACCTAACAACCTCCAAGAATTCAGCTAACCGTACTAGATTAGATAACTCTGCATCGGTGGGCGTGTTATCAAAAATACGGTGGTCGGTATAAGTTAATTCCTCATAGGAAAAATGCTCACTTAGTTGCATCGGGTTTCTTCATCATAACAAGCACCTTCTCCAGCGTCCTGCCGCCAAAATAAAAGGACATAATTAGCATCCCCCATTGGCCTAGCAACTCCACATATCGCTGGTTGGTATCAATACCAAAGGCGCTCATCATGGCAAAAATAAAGTATCCACCTAGAATCGCTATAAGTGCCATCGGCCTGATGTTCTTAGCCAACCAACTATCACTTGCCATATCAGCCTGAAGGCGTTTAGTCAGTTCCTGCCCCTCGCTAACGTCAGCGTTAAGCTGCGCTAGTTCGCCATTCTGTTGCATCTCCAGTAACTTTAATTTCGCAGCGTCAGCCGTAGCCGGATCAGGAAAGAACTTATCTATCAGCTTTGACCCGATACCTAGCAGCGCGTCGAGGGGAAACATTACCTGTCGGCCTTCTGTTCCAGCTTCTCAAATATCTTAGCCAGCATCGCCTTGATGTCTCTGATGTCCTCCCGGTAATCATCACGCGCAACATATTCTTTGGGGAGGTCTTCACGCAGCTTGGCTAAGTCGGCTTTGAGTTCTTTAACCGCAGCCCAAAGCTCCCGCGCAAACCAGCCGAGAATTGCAAAACCGCCACCAATGAGCGCGTTTATCAGGTGCTGGTTGTCCATTATCGTATCTCTTCAACCGCTTCAACCGCTTTGTAGTTAGGATCATTGGGCCACGTTACTTGGATAGCCGTTTGCAGTTCAGCAATGGTAGTTGAGGCGTTGATAGCCGTTATGGTAGTAGCAGCAGCAGTCCTTACCGCAGCACGATAAGTACCCCAATCAGCCGGTACGGGCGTACTTGTCTCAATACCCTTAACAACCATCCAGTCCGAGGGCAAGAGCAGCGTGTAGGCTGTCTGGTTGATTTGGATGACCCAGTTAGCTTTAAGCGGATCAAGGTCTTTGGGCGTGTTGGTGTACGTCCTGACTGCACCACTCAACGTATCTGATACCCAGTAGAAGCGGTCATCTTCAGGGCTGTTGGCATCCGTTACCTCAACCAGTCCAAGGGCTGCTTTGTCCTCTGGTGAGGTCATGTTTAACCATGTTGAAGGGTAAGTCGTTCCATCTATGGCGAAGGAAGAACCTTCATTGATATATTGATCTGATTTTTCACGATAGAACATAGTTACCTCGCCAAGCTGTTGTTGAATGGGTTTTCCGCAAAAGCGGCGTAGATGTAGGTTGCACTAGAGGCATTATCGAACCCACCATCGTTTCTTATCTTAAATCCGTTGGAAAGAATATCTATGTCCCAAACGTTAGCTGTTCCGGTTGTATTCTCCGCACCCGCGTCATTTGCAAGAAGATACTTAAAAGCTAAGTTATATGTATCTCTTGCGGTGTCATATATAAACCAACTTCCAACGGCGCTAGTTTTTTTCAATAGAACCCAACGCGGCCTGAAACCACAATAAATAAACGGCCCGTCTGCCGAACCATTCCCCGTATAATCCCCAAAGGCGCTAAAACCGGCTATGGGGGCAAAGCAGTAGGCAACAAAGTTATTATTAGCGCCGACAGCACCATCACCAGTTAAACCAAACACCGAAGATGTTGGTAACGCCGCACCCCAGACAGTTGAATATGTTGAAACGGCGCTTGTATTAAATACTAAGTACCTTGATGTATTTGTACTGACACTTACATGAAAGATAGCCCAGTTATAAACACCTGATGTGTCTTTAACAAGTATCAACTGCGGCGTTACGCCAAGTCCATGACCGAAAGTATCTTGTACATTAACGCCTCGAACACTTCCGGTCACTACGCTACACCCGCTGATCGTACTTGCACTAACAGAGGTTGTTCTTGATCCTGTTGTATTAGATACAGTAGAACCTGCTTTCCATTGCCAGCCGACATAGGTTGCCGCGCTGGTATTCATCTGCGCTAATGCACCTACAGTAAATCCTGTGCTATCAAATGCAGTCAAGCCAGTTGCTTCTGTAGTCTCAGCAGTTGTTGTATTGCTCTCAATTTGCTTGGTAGTGCCGCGCACAGAGTCGTATAGCGCATGGTCAGTTGCAGCAGACCTAGATTTTGCCCACACAAATCCGGGTTGAAAGCCGCCAGCGTTAGTCACACTCAGCGATGCACCCGTACCCGTATAGGTAGTTGCATCCATGTACTCATTGCCCTTGAGGATAGACGCGGCGGCAAGGTTGTAGGTGTTGAGCGAGTTAAACCCTGTGGGTGGCGTATAGGCAAATGGACGTTGACCAAAGTTAATAAAGTTAGTTGCCCTAGAATCCGCGTCAATACAAGGGTAAAAGGTTCCGGTGTTAAGCCCTGAGAAAGCCTCTCCAGTTCCAGCGACTGGATCACCACCCGCTGCACCACCCCACGCATTGTTATTGACGCGCCACCAAATCTTTCCCGTAGTCCTATTAAAAGCGCAGCAAACTACGTCACCAATGATAGCGCCCGAACCTAAGTAAGTAACGCCAAAGCCAGCGTTAGCATCGTTAGTTAGTTTATTACCAGGTGAATAATAAAGTACAAAACTATATTGATCGAATCCACCGTAGCTATTTCTAGTTGCTTGGGTTAGAGCAACACCAGATAACGAGCCTCCAATAGTTCCAGTTGTTGTTGTGCATTCCCAATACCACAACCCGCTATCCATGCCAATAGAACCTAGGATTAACTGATTACCACTCCCCGAAGATACAGCTAAATTACCCTGTGAAAATGTTGCTGTTGCGTTGGTAGCGCCATTGGTTAAATCAAGCGGGTTCAACACCGCGTAGTTACTACCCGTATCAGTAACAGTCGGTACGTCAATCATGGAGTCATACGTTACCCCTGCCGTGACCGAACAGTTATTCACCGTAAATGTGTTGGAGTTCCCTGACGTATCCGTACCCAGAGCAGCCTGAGTAGCGTAGCTGTTGAAGGTGAGGTGATAGCCGTTAGTGCCGTAAGAGCCGCCGTACCTGATAGGTGACCACACGCCTGTGATAGTGCTGGTAGTGCCAAAGGATGTAGGGGTTAGCTGTTGACCGTCAATCCAATTAACTTCTGCCATGTAGCCATCAAAGAATTGACCTGCTCCCGGAGGCGAAGAATCTCCTACGTCTTGCACTTTCCCGCTTACGTTCCATGCTACGAAGTTATGGTTTTGTGCTGGGTAAGTAGCCGTATCAAATGCAGTTACCTGAGTACCATTTACATACAGCTTTATGCGATTAGCAGCAGTTGCCTGTGTAGTATCTATAGCAATAACAAAATGATACCAAGCAGAAGGATCACGAAAAACTTGTGTTGTTACTAAAGTAGCGCCTGTTCCTTCATTTAAAAATATTGCAAGTTTTTCAGTTGTATTAAATCTAATAAAGTCTCGATTACCCGCCCCATCATCACCAGCCCACAATCCACGGGCAGTAGCGTCTATCGCCCCACGTTTAACCCACCCGCTCCAAGTTGCTTTCTGCCTGTCACTTGTAGAAGATACCGTCCTAGTCAAATAAGCACTAGCACTCGCCCGAAAGCGCAGGGAACGGGGGATAACAAACCCACCACCAGAAGGACGGGTAAAGAGTTCGTTCTTAGCAGCAAACATTAGGCAAACTCCTGTGCGTAGGTTCCAAACCAAGACGTACCGTTAGCCACAAAGGTCAATATGTCTACTCCCGTAGTTGCAGTTGTAGTTAGCGTTGGTGCAGTTCCACCAGCAAATTTAACAGAAGTAAACACCGCAGTTCTAGAACCTGTACCGTCTTGTGTGCAAATCAGAATAAATGACTTACCAGCAGTAGCAGTTGGCATTGTGAATGTGCAGTTACCTGTCATGGTCACAGTTTGCACAGTACCGTTAGTCAAATCCAAGGTTCGTGTCGCACCTGAGTTACCAATTGCTACAACAGATTCAACGTAGTTTGTGACGGTAGGGTTATTAACTGTTGGGCTAGTATCCAACACCATCTTGCCTGTGCCGGTGACGTTATTGGTCAACGTTACGCCGCCGTAAGTTAAAGCGGCTGACAGCGTAGCTGCACCCGTCAGAGTTGTTGCCCCTGTTACCCCAAGCGTCCCACCTACCGTAGCAGCGCCCGTCAGGGTTGTTACCCCTGTTACCCCAAGCGTTCCACCTACTGTAGCGTTACCCGACACAGCGTTATGGGCTTCTACAATGTCTGTACCGTTGGATACAAGAATAACTTTCCTGCCGTTAGGCACAGATACACCAGTCAGCCCTGTAACCTTAACCGTTACGGGGAAACCGCCCGTAGTGTTATTGAAGATGAAGTAGAGTTTCTTGTTTGCCGGGACGATCAGGTTCGTTGTGCTGAAGGTCAATGCCCCAGTCATCTCGATGAACATATTCCGTGCAACACCCGTAGTCCCGTTAGGGATCGTAATCGTGGTGTTTGCCCCAGAGCCGTCTGTGATTGCTTGGGTTACATAGCCGCTGATAGACTGCTCAAGCAGCGTACCAAGGTTAGTATTGGTGGTCGTACCCCAAGTACCAGATTGATCCCCTGTTGCCATCAATTCAAGGGCTAGGTTTGTGCTGTAGGTCGATGCCATTATTTATCCTTTACGCGGCTATCTGCTGCCAAGATGGTGTCTGGGTAGGGTTTATTGGAATCCAATTTGGGTTTTGAACCATTGGTGCTTTACCTACTAATGTTAGTGCGCCTACTGGCGGGGTAATAACTTTGCTCTGTGCTACGTTCGGTGCTACACCAACAAGGGTTAATGCCCCTGCTGCTGGTTCAACTACCCTACCAATAAGACTACTAGGCGCTACACCTGTAAGTACAACGGTTCCAACCGCCGGGGTTATCACCACACCAGTAAGAATGCTAGGTGCAACACCTACTAACGTCAGCGCCCCAACTGGCGGGGTAGCATAAGCATCTAGTGTCTCTGCTACTGTTGGTGCAACCCCTACTAAAGTCAACGCCCCTACCGTTGGAGTTATTAACGTCCCCGTCATTATGATTGGGGCTACTCCAGCTAATGCTATCGCTCCTACCGCCGGGGTTATTACTGTTCCGCTAACTAGACTAGGGGCTACTCCTGCAAGTACAACGGCTCCTGCGTCAGGCTGAACTACATCACCTGATCCCCATTCAGCTGAACTCCAAGGGCCACGCCCCCAACCAGTCGCCATATTAGGTCAACGTAAAGATGCCAGTAGCGGCAGGAAGAATCGTCAACGTATTAGGCGAAGTCACCGTAAATTGAGCAGAAGACAATTGGCAGAAGCACAACAGTTTTCCAGCACCTGCACCCGTTGAGTTACGCAAGATGGCATAGCGCACGTTGGTCAAGGAAGCACCCGAAGCCGTGAACGCCAGACCGACAGTGGACATGGTGAACTTCATCGACTTAGCTGACGCGCCTACAGTCCACTGCGCCGTAGCGGGGACAAGGTTCCGTCCACCAGCGACATACCCACCCGTAGCTGAAATCTCAGCAGTAATCTGAGCGTAGGTACTGATCGTAAAGGTCGAAGCGTTGCTGGAAGTTCGTGCCAGAACCATCTTAAAAACACCTGCACCAAGCGTAATCGTCCCGTTACCGATATACCGTTTAGCGTAGCTGTACAGTTGCCATGCGGTTGCAGCCATTTTAAATCTCCTTTATGTCGGCGTAAGACGCGCCAGTTTCTAAAATATGACGGAGCAAACCGCCGTACACCTCTAGTTCGATCTCATCGCCCAACATTCGTATCAAATCAATAAATTCTTGCGCTTGGGAAATCATCCACGCATGACATTGAAATATCTTCCCGCCAACGTTCACAGGGATAGCTATCTGCCCGTCATTCTCCTTCTGCTCATAGGCATGGTGTATATCCCCATCCAGACAGGAATCACAGCCAAACAGATGGAAGCGTTTAAACCCAAGCATCCTGAACAGCGGTATCGCACGAAGCAAGACTGTGGAACCGCCCGGAACCGCCCACCAATTTTTATACTGTGCAGCCAAGACATCGTTAATCAAATCTGCGCTGGTGTGCCAGATGTACGTCCTGTCCTGCGGCAGACTATCAAACGCGCTTGGGTGACACTGCGAAGCAATAAAGTATTTGCAGTCATCAATAACAGGACTGACAAACCGTGTGTTGAATGGTCTTGCGTCAACCATGATGTAGGCTGATGGCATGATCCCGTTATCAATACACCACTTATAGGCTCCATTGATGGCGATAAGCTTCACACCGTTACTACGCAACCTGCGTATGGTCTCGATGTTATCCAGAGCAGACGGCCCACCACCAACGATCATTACCTCAACGTCATTAGTCGGATGGGGTTCAACCTGCTGGAAGCCGCGTGTAATGTTGTGCGTTACGTTGGCTTTGATCGTTTCTTCATCAGTGTTGAGTACGCCATGCTCTACGACATCCGCCCCACTTACCCAAGAGGTAACGTAGAACAAGCAGTAGCCTGATGCCTCTTTAGACCAATGGATGATGCAGCCACGGTCATTAAACTTCTTCAGCCACCATGAGTACGGGCGAACCGTCAGATGTAGCTTATGACCTACCAGCTTACCCATTACGTCATCTTCTGTGGCTATCTGGAAGAAAACGTGCTGACAGGCGGCAAGGCAGTTATCCAAGACCTGATCAACCAGATGCGGCCTGATGTGTTCCATAACATCGGTACAGAACCCGTATGCTGCCGTGACAGGCAGGGGGTCTTTCAGGTCAGCTTCTACGAAGCGTAGTGCGTGTCTTTGTGTCTCCAGCATGGGGCGAATATCTTCATCCAGACAGTTATCCGCGAAGTCCACCATCGTCACATCCAGATGACCAAAGAACGCCAGATTCAAGCCTCCACGCCCTGTCCCGCAACCTAGGTCTAGTACAGATGCACCTTTAGGCGGTTTAGCCTGACGCAAGAACTCATGGGAGATATGCTCTCCGGGGGAAGTAACACGATACTCGGGCCTGTCCCACATCATCTTATAGAGGTCTTTTTCCAACGGGCGAACATTAGAGATGGTCACCTGTGGAGCTTCAGAAAAGACGGAAGAGGCTGTGGTCATACAATCCTTATGATTGCTGTTGTAGAAGCCATTGTTGGGAACGTAACTACAAAATCTATTCCAGAAACTGTTTTATCGTTACCAAAGCTAAGTACCGCTACAGCCTTGTTTCCTTGGGTGCTATTGTAAATCAATGCCCCACCAGCGGTAAAAGTTGCAGTAGACCAAGTAGCGTCTGCAAAGCTACCCATAGCCGTTGAACCTGAAGTCGTAGGCGTAATCGAAGTCAACAAAACCCCACCAGCCGTGTAGCCTGTCCCGGTAATTTCCCCAGAAGTGGTGTAAACGGTGGTATCACTATTTAAAGTAGCTGACGAATCGTACAAAGCAATATAGAACGCATCACCCGTAGTGGCAGTAAAGTTGTGCGTAGCAACAAGGATTTGTTGCTTGAACGAAGTGACTAAACCTTGTGTGATCATGGAACAGCCACTCTAGCCTGACCCGACCTGAAAGCATCCCTACGGTCTTTGCCATCACCCAAGACTTTGAGCAGCGCCAGAGATTCTTGGTACTTGGCTTCGTAGTTTGCAATGATGTCGGCTTCGCCCTTCATAAAGACTTGGGCTTCCCGCAACGAGCCGTAGAGCAATACCGTCTCAAAGTTATCGCCTAACCACGAAGTTCCCGCCGTAACAATAGTTTGTGGGTAGTAATAGTAATGAAGCTCCACCCCGTAGTTTGCATCAGGTGTTGGCCCAATAATCAAGGAGGTACTAGAGAACTGCCCGTAATGAGCAGGAGTTCCTGTTGAACTAGGATTAGGGTAAGCCTCGCGGATGTAGTTCACATCCTTATTCAGTAAGAATGTCTGCGCTGTGGTTGTTGGGTCTATGACTGCTAGAGAGAACGTAGCCAACCAATCAGTAGGCAACGTCAGGTACTTATCTCCACCAGTCATAGCGCCTGTTTGGTTCTTCCGAATAGCTGGAATCTGAACCGTGTTGTAGATACGCTCCTCCGCCAATTGGACAAACGTGGGAATGCTGGAGACAAACAACGACTCCGTATTCTCACAGTAGTCCTCAATGGTAGAGACGAGCGTAGCGTAGTTCATGGTTACCCCATTGGGCCTCTTGCCATTTTTCCTTTAGTCTGTGCTTTACCACCACGCACCTGAATGCCAGAGGTCTTCATACCAGTCTGGGGATAGCCACCGCCACCAGAACCAGCAGGAACCTTAACAGGAGTGGGTTGCTTGTACTGAGTAGTAGCCATTAGCGACCCCGCTGGTTGTTAGCACGAGCCATATTTCGCCCAACTTGCTTCATTGACATCGAGGTGGGGCCACCTTTCTTCATGCCGTGCATCGACTTCTCATGACCCTTCACGCCTTTCCTCACTTCCGTATCGGCAATTTTCTTAACTTGTTTCTTGTCCATAGCCATCTCCTAATTAACAGACCAGTACGTTATGTCCGTAGGGACATGGTTGATATTTGCTTTAATTACTAAGTAGTACCCACCACTGTAAGACGCTGCATCACCAACAGAGTAAGACGTTGTTGCACTCCAAGCCGCTACGTTAATCATCACCGTACCAACCTCTCCAATTGCAATCAGGTAGTTAGGCGTTAGATCAGAATCGTACTGACTTGCCCCGCCTACCGGATTCCAGCCCCATTGTATAACCCTACTGCCTCCAGCACCATCATTCCCTAGTTCATAATAGCTTGTATCTGGCCTAGGATTACGAACAGCCTGGGGGTCATTTACAGGGTACAGCCCTAGCGACAACTGCGGTTGATCCGGTTCCCAGCAATCTGGGCAAACCAAAATATTTACGTTTTTTGTCTTTATAACCAAACCTTGCAATTGAGTAAGTTTGAACCTAAATCCGCACCTATCACACTCCGCAATCGCAAACTTGCCAGATGAAAATTTGCTTGCCACGCTACGCGCCTATGTACGCCATGCGAGGGACAAATCTAACCGAAGCTTTTTCTCTATCTTCTGTAGCTGCTAATTCAAATTGCCGCTCATACTCCGCCTGAAGGGTAGGAAGTCTGACTTCAGCGCCAGGGATCTTCATGGAAAGATAATACGCAAGACCCGCAACCATGCACGGAATAAATCTAAAAGGTATGTCCTGTCCATTAAGACCATCACCTGCATCTTGCATTCTCCTCAAACGCCAGTAGACAAAGGTATAAGTAGTGCCCGCATCTGGGGTAGGCCAGACGTTGATAGCAGGGAGGTTTGGGACAAAAATAGCCGTACCAGTTATATGCGCCGCTGCCGTAGTGTAGGCTTGCCCACGGACGCAGTTCTGGAGCGTTGTGCTGGTTGTTCCGCTGTAGTAAATGATCTCAGAATCAACCTTGATAAACCCAGCACTAGCCAAGGTAGTAGCGTTGCTTATCGTAATAGTGGTAGCCGTGCTGGTAACCGCACCTACTAGGGTCAGGGTTGTAGTCGCAATAGCCCCCGACTGGCGGTTAATCCAGACCTGAATAGGCCGACCATTGGCTAGTTTATTGGGTATGGCAGCGTAGGTAGACTCGCTGATCCGGGTGATATTGATGTCAGATTGATTAGATGCAGAACCAGTACGAACCACATGATCCAGAAGGTCTACCGTATCTATAGGCAAGGCGTAGGTGCTTTGACCCGTTGCCAAGACAATCTGACCCTGTTCTACCGTCCACATGTTCAAGCCACGGTTTGCCCATTCCATCGTAAGAAGGTTCAATGAACGCCTAGCTGTCCGCATATCGTAGCCAGACCGCAACTCCGCACCGCAACGCTCAAACGCCTCTTCAACCAGATTGTTTAGGTCTAGGTTAAATGACGTTGTACCCGTGGTGTTGTAGGCCATTATCTATATCCTGCTGTCTTCTTAGCCACGCTTTTGGGTTGAGCCACAAACTGCTTACCTGCTGCCTTACCCTGCCTCTTGGCCTTAGTAGTGGCTGCATACTCTTGCGGACTAAGGGCTTTGATAGCGGCTTCGGGGAGATACCTTTCCCCTGTCTTAGACGAAGGCTTCCCAGACTTAGTACGCCATTTCTGATCACCCCAGTCTTTTAGCGATTGCTGTGGCGCTTTCAATCCTTATACCCCCCACCAGCAGCCTTGTAGCGTTTAGCCATAACTTGGGCCTTCCTCGCGCTCCACTGCCCTGCACCCGTGCCTACAATTGCCGCAGCCTTGACGCTATTAAAGATGCGTTTACGCAGTCCCGGCTTGGTGTAGTTACCAGCAGCATTTACTTTGGACTTTGTTTCACCACCCTCTTTGTAAGTACGCGGCAAACCTTCTGGTTCATACCCACGCTTCCCAGCAGCACTAATTGTTTTCCGCAACGCAGGGGCTGACGCATTATATTTGCTCATGGCGGCAGGTATTTTACTGCGGTCTGTTATCTGGGCTTCATCTACGTCAGCGCGTAGATTTCGCAACTTATCGCCCGCAGTATCAGCGGCATAATTTGAAGCGTATTTCTTACTTGCCATCCCGGAAACACCACCACCAAGCGTCTCTCCATCAGGAATGCCACCCTCCTTAAGTTTTTTAATTTCCCCGCCTTTTTTAAATACTTTGGTAGGCTCTTCCCCGTCACGTTTAATGACGTTCCTAGCCTTTGGCATTTTAGAAGGGGCGATAGCCCCCATTCCACGGGAGGGGCGCATGGTTAGTAGTTTGTAAGCTTGGTCTTGCCGCGTTGAGCAATGCCATCTGCACGGCGCGAAGCGGAACTTACTGAACCACCAGTAGCCATACGAATCATGGTTCCTTTGGTCTTGCCACGGGCCTCAATACCACCGCCTTTGGCATATTTAGACATACCACCCATGTTCATTTTCTTCATACCCGCCATGCCGCCCATGTTCATTTTACCCTTGCTGTCAGCCGCAAAGCTGGGAACCATCTTCCCACCCTTCTTAACCATAGGCATTCCGCCGCTTTTCATGCCCATCATAGATGCAGGAGCGTCTTTCTTCTTCATGAACATCATCCCTTTACCCATCATGCCTTTAGATTCTTTCATGAAACCACCACCTTTCATTCCAGCCATACGGTTGAGATTGGCAACGGGTAGATCAAGTTTCCCGTGCTTGGTATCTTGCTTGTTGATACGTTGCTGCGTAGTGCCACCCTTACCAAACTTCCTGCCTTTATCTGCTTCGTTGAAGTCCTTACCCACAGACTGGGGTATCCCAACCTTCTTAGCGAAAGAAGGGTTATCGGCTATAGCCGCCATAAAGTTATGCTGCTTCTTGGAGGAGGAAGGCATTAGACAAACCGTCCTTTGGTCTTGCCGCGCTGCTCAATTCCACCGCCACGGATGGAGCCGCCTTTTTTATAGCCACCAGTGGCTCTAGCCCTCTCCATAAGGGGCAGCTTTGCAAAACCTTCTGGGGTTCCTTCTACCTTAGCAGCTTCTCGTAGGCGTTGAGCGATGGGGGCTTCCGCTTTTGCAGCAGACATCCCCTTTGCAAAAGGCATCAAAGTAGCAGCTATACCAGCACCAGTAAGCATACGTTTTGCGTGTGCTTTTTCTAAGTCTGTTTCAAACGGAGGTTTTTCTTCTGTC